ATGCAGTAAATAACGCTAAAATTGCAGATCTTTTCTCAGGTGGAGCAACTGGCGGAATAACGATAGGGGGAATAAGAATACAAACTGGTTCGGTAACAACTGCATCATCTACAGTTTCAGCTAGTACCTCTTACGGAGTTTCAAATCAAAAATATATAGACACAACTGTAACTGGACTTACTGGTTTTAATTCTGCCCCTGCAGTTTTTGTGACAATTCAAGCAGATTATCATGATTCAGCAGTTGGTGGTTGTCATAATATATCAACTTCAGGATTTCAATTCGTTGTGGTTGGTTCGAGAGACGGTGCTATTACAAATAGAACTTGTAAATTTGTAGCGATAGGAGAGGCATCATGAGTTATAAATGTCTTGTTAATGAAAAAAATGAAATCACAGGTTTTTATGAAGACCCCTCAAAAGCACCCTCATGGGCAGTTGATTGCGATAAAGTTTTTACAACGCATGGAACTGGTCAACCACCAGAGGTTACACTTCTCTATAAATTAGTAGACGGAAAAGTAGAGGATAACGCATGACCGCAAAAATTAAACTAAACGCAGCATCAGGGGGTGGGTCTTTTAGCTTACAAGCACCATCTTCTTCTAGTAATAACAGGGTAATGACCTTGCCTGATACAGCAGATGGAACGATATTAACAACAACAAACCCAAAGGCAGGGAATATTATCCAAGTTTTACAAAGTACATTTACCGCAGCAACAAGCACAAGTTCAACTTCTCTTGTTGATACTGGATTATCTGTTTCTATAACACCAAGTTCTACAAGCAACAAAATATTGATAATGTATGGTTTGTATATGTCTGTAAATTCAGGTGAATATTCGGGTAGCACATCAATAGTACGAGGAAGTACTGAAATATTTATTGGTGATGCTATTTCTAGTTCAAGGCGTGCATCGGCTTTTATGTGGCCTAATTCTGGGCGTGATCCTCATTTTTTAGGACATCAATTTTTAGATTCACCAAGTGCGAACACTGAGACTACTTATAAAATTCAATATCGTTCTAATTATACAAGTAATACTGTCTATATTGGAAGATCAACTATAGGTGTAGCCTCGGATTCACACTCAACAACACCTGCAAGTCTTATAGTAATGGAGGTCGCTGGATAATGGGATTAGATCATGAAGCGATAAGAAAAGCATATTCTGAAGCTGTAACTATTAATGATATAACAGGAGCTTTTGATAAAGATGGCAAATCTATTATTTTAGAGCAAAGCAAAATAGATGATGCAAGAGCTACGTTAGACGCTGATTATGCAAAAATAAAATATAAAGATGACAGACAACCTTTATATCCACCTCTGGAAGATTTTGCAGATGCTATGTACTGGAATAGCAAAGGAGATTCGACTAAACTAGAAGCATATTACGCTGCCTGTGAAAAGGTAAAAACCGACAATCCAAAACCTAGTTAATTATGTCAGAGATCAAGGTAAATTCGATAAAAGGAGTTGCGGCTTCAACAGCCGCTTTGACTATAAATAATACTGATGGAACGGCAACTGCTAATTTAACTAACAGACAGGGTAAAAATATTGTCATCAACGGAGATTTTAGAATAGCTCAACGTGGCTTATCATCTACAGCAACAGGTATGCAAACTGTTGATAGATTTGCTGTTTACAATACTGGAGTCGATGAAACACCAACTCAAGCACAAGCTGATGTAGCAAGTGGTACTACACCTTATACATTAGGTTTTAGAAAATCACTAAAAGTAACAAATGGCAACCAAACAAGTGGAGGGGGAGCAGCAAAATATATTTGGATTCAGAGTATTTTTGAAGGACAAGACTTTGCTACTAGCGGCTGGAATTATAAATCAGATTCAAGTTTTATTACAGTTTCATTTTGGGTAAAATCAAGTGTTGCACAAAATTTTTATGGTTATGTAAGAACTGTTGATGGTTCAAGTTACCTTTATCCTTTTGAAACTGGTTCATTAAGTGCAGATACTTGGACTAAAGTAACAAAAACAATTTCAGGTAATTCTAATCTACAAATTGATAATGACAATGGTCATGGGTTTCAATTAAACATTTTGCCTTACTTTGGAACAGGATATACAGGCACTATAAGTCTTAATGCTTGGTCAGCTTACAATAGTTCTGTAAGAGTACCTGATAACACCGCTACATGGTACACAACAAATGATTCAACATTTGAAATTACAGGAGTGCAAATAGAAGTGGGGAGTGTAAGTACTTCGTTTGATTTCAGGTCATTTGGTGATGAATTATTAAAGTGCCAACGATATTGTCAAAAACTTGGAGCATCTAATGGAACTTACGATTGTATGTCTGTAGGAAATGCAATATATAATACGCTTGGTTTTGTACCACATAGATTAACAGTGACTATGAGATCAACACCAAGTTTTACTCTGCTTGGTTCAGCAAGTGATTTTAACTATACTAGAGACGGTGGAGACTATGCACCAACAGCTATTGTGCTTGACCAAGCTGGTAGAAATATGGTTGCGCTTAAAGTAACAGGTAGTAATTTAAGTAATGATGAGGCCATCAGACTATTTAATATGAATACTACTGGCGGTTATCTTTTTACTGCGGAGGTTTAATTATGGCAAAAAAATACAAACTAAATAGTTTAGATACTTTTGGAAAACAATCATCAGTAATTAAAGTTGAAACTATGACATATATTCCTTATGACCAAGATAATAGAGATTATCAAGAGTATCTTGAGTGGGTAGCAGAGGGAAACACAGCCGACCCAGCTGATTAATTAATCTTTTCCATTTGTCTGGTCATAATACCACCCAAAATGTACAAAGGCCCAAGAGTGGGAATAATTAATAGCATTGATATAATTAAAGTGTGAGAAATCGCTTTCAGTATTGCTTCTTTAACCATGTTTGCTCGTATTTGTCAGATAGCTTCATTGTTGTCTCTTTTTCTAACCTTGTCAATGTTGGGCGGTTCATACTACGCTTACCGCTTTGTTACCAGTGAACAGTTCAAGGCTAGAGTCATGAATGAGGTGCTTGATAATGTGCAGGGAATGATGCCAAAAGTTTTGGATAATGCTTTACCAGACATGACAGGCCCAACAGTTCCAGAGTATATAAAGCCTAAGAGTTGATGGAGATACCAGAAATAGGTATCAGACAAATCAATGTTCCAGAGGTCTATATTCCTGACATATACAAGCCTGACCCTGTATTGCCTGTAATAACTAATTTAGAAATAGATGTTGTAGGTTGTACTTATCAGCACAGAGATATAAAAAATACTGGAAACACACAGCTTTTGCTTGATGACCCTAATGGAGTGTTTCTGACCTGTGGTGAATCTTTGTTTCCTAGCTTTTACCCTATCGACTACAGACCAGATCAGTTGGTGATTACTGAGGATTTGCCGATAACAAATGATGCTCCACCCATGCCAGAGTCAGATATTCCAGAGACTCAAACACCAGAAAAGAAAAAAGAAGAGTTAGTAATTCCAGAATGTCCTAGTAAAAAGGAGCAAAAAGTGGGAGATTACAGAAATGCAAAACGCATTGAAAGAGTTATAGGTCATAAGTTATCCTCAGACAAAACAGAATGTATTACTCTTTATGAGGACGTACCCTTTCGAGAAACTTTTATTGGCACACCTGAGGTACTCATTTCTACTGCTGCTATTGGTCTGGTCGCTGGTGGGTCTGCGGCTCTTGTCCCTGTGATACAAGGAATTGCAAAAAGTGGTATCAAGCAAATAACTAAGCGTTTTTCTAAAAAAGACAAGGTATAAACATAAGCAAAGGATTTTACAAGCCCCTTATAGGCGATTTAAAAGGGCTATTTTTTTTCGATTTTGTGTGTATGAGGCAATACTTGGTTTGGTAATGGTATAAGTTTTACATCTTCACAAGTGACTGCGTGTTTACCTACTAGCACAGCACCACTCTTAGCCATTTTTGAGCAAATCTCTAACCTATAAAGAGCCATTTCTAATTTAGTTTTTTTGATTAATAACTCTTGAGCTTCAATATTTACCCTTGCAGCTTTCTTGCAAAGTTCCCCACCATTTCCCAAAGGAATATTAAATTGAGCCGAAATTCCATAATTTAAGTTGTAATTATCTTTTTCAAATCTTGGGGTTTCTTGGATATATTTTATTGCTCCTGTATCTTCATCATAGATAGGTTGTTTGGTAACTGTTTCTATTGGCCTGTTAAAGCTCCATGCGTCTGTTAGATATGGAGTTATGGTCAAACTGGGCGAGGTGCAAACAATCCCTTGACTGTAGCGATTCTGGGGCAAGCTAGAAGGAGTTATCATTGTTGCATTATTATTGACTACCCCTTGAGCATTTGATGAGGGCGAGGCAACAGTGGTATTTGCCAAAACCCTTGCAGGGCTAAGAAATAAAATTATTGCCCAAAGACAGAGGTTGTTTCTGTGGTTGTAGTTGTTGTAATTGTTCGATTTATTGTTGTGACATTTGAAAGGCCAGCACCTTGCAAAGATTCCACCAATGAAAAACTTTGACCAGCGTTTACTATTTTCCATCTTGGCACAGTCTCAAGTTCTGGACTTGTCCAACTAAACTGAACACCATTAAGAGTTTGAGTTGTTCCAGCAACTGTCGAAGGGTTGATATAACCATTAAGGTCTGCTGATTCAATATTATGGCCTGATGCTGAGTATGAAAAGCCAGAATTGTATTGGTGCGAAGTGATTGTCTCATTAATTACTGATTGCGAAGTCGAACTCTGCGTGGAACTGCCGCTACGAAACTGAGGGACGATAGGTGTAGCAAGGGTTCTCAGAGGTAGTAGTAATATTAATAATAACCAAAATCTAGTCAATTTCAATCTGGACAGTAGTTGAGGCAGTGCAGCTAGTACCAGAACCAAAAGCACCACTACATGAGTGGATTCCGCTAGACAAACTGCTGACGCTTCCAGAACCGAGAGTCCCCCCAGAAATAACTGTTGTCTGTCCACCTAATACTGGGAGGGTTGCTATGCCGCTTGATGGAGTGATTGCTGACTGTGTTACGTCCCCAGCCTGATAACTTTCGCTGAGAGAGAAGGCAGAGCCAGCAGTTGTCACCGACTTATTAGTATTTACCAAAGCTGGAACTCCATTACTTAAGCTGCCAAGATTTAATCCACCTATCCCATTTGTCACCACACTGTCCCCTGTTCCTGTAGAGGTAGTAATATTATTTCCACTTATAGAGTATGTACTAGGTGCGGCATTTGTAATCACATAAGGCGAGTCTATGGAAAATGATGCAGCAGTTACATATTTTGCTGTGATGTCAGCAAAGGCACTAGACGGAGAAAGAAAGATGATAAATGGAATTAGCTTTTTCATTTGATTCCTACTTTATTGTTCTTATTATCTACTATAACTGGTTTCTTGCCGTTGCCATTTTTACCCTTTATAGAAATCCCATAAGCCGAAGCTATATTTCCTACAAGGCCAGCAGCAAAAGTGTCTAACCTTATTTTTTCCATGTACCCCAAAGTCATAACGGATAAAGCCCAAACCAAAATTAAAAGTCTGATTCCATGACCAAAAAAATCCCGACTTTCCTTTTCTTCTTCTTCCATAAAATTAAGGTTTCTTGTCTAATATTAGCAATTTAGCTAAATTAGGAAAAACGAACAAATTATGTCCAAATTTCTAATCAATTTATTTATAAGGTTCGGCAAGTCAGAATCTGTGCGTAAAGGTTTAATTTTAATGCTTAAATCGGCTGCTGAGAAATCAGATAATGACGTTGATGACGCAATAGTGAAGATGATTGAAGAAAAGCTCTTTCCAGTTAAATAATGGATATTATCAAGGCTCTTACATCTACTTACAGCCTTGAGGGTGAGTTCGAGGTGCAAAAGTCTATAACTTTCATACAGAACTTAAATGATATAGAACTACTTAAGCCCTATGCAATCAAGCTTTTACAAACAAATGCAAAGCAAGCCCACTTTGTAAGCACTTCACTTGATGTAATATCTTCACAGCAAGCATATATTTATAAGTTAGAAAAACGATTAGACAAGAAAAAAGCGACTTTTTGGAGCCGCTTTAAGTTTGTTATATTTGGAAAGAAGTAGAGGTCTTACTGACTATATCG